TTGACTGCACAATGTAAGGACGAATCGCATTAGCGGGATGTCCTACAGTTCCACCACCAGTGATGGTATGGTCAAAAGTAGCCATTTATCTAGCCCCCCTTATGCAAAGTCTACAACGCCGCGAACAATCGCTTCTTGGCGCAATACTTTTTGCCCAAAAACGTGAAGTCCACGAATAACGTCGGAGAACGATTCGGTTGAACGAACCACTTCTGTCTTCGCAATGTGCGAAGCAGTAGAGGTGGATGACATGTGACCAGCAAGGACAACATTCTCAGAACCGTCGGTTGCAAGAGTTGCAGATGCATCAGTCAAAGTCACTTGGTCTGTGCCGCCTGTGCTGTTAAGCGCAGTTGACTTGTAGCAACGGAAGCCAGCAAGAGTGCCGACAGTTGCAAGACCGTTGCGAAGTGGAGATGTACCGTCACCAGTAACCTGTACTTCAGCAATTTTATTCCCAGCTTGGAACACCTTCTCGTAGAAGATTGGTGGTGCAACAAACCAGCGGTTCTCTTCTGGCACAGACTCATCGTCAAGGAGACGAGCCATTGCAAGCATCATGTTGATGCCAGCGTCGTCTGTCTCAATGTTGATTGGTGCGTTTGCAGTACCAAGAGTACCAGCAGCAGCAGTCGTGGTCAGAGTTGTACCAGTTACAGCAGAAGCTGCAATACCAGCACCGTCAGACATAGCCTGAAGAACAGTCTTGTCGTACTTACGCTTCAATGCAAATGCACCTGAAGAGGTGGCAAGTGCCTCAAAGTTTACGTGCGAGTGACGCTCTTCGATGTCATCGATCTTAAATGCGAACGCATTAGCTTGATCAACAACCATAGTAATTTGGTCATCAGCCAAGTCTTGTGGGTTCACTACAGATCCGCGAGTATAAGCAGAGACTGTTACAGTCGGCTCCTTAATAATGCGAACTGTGTCGCCAAAGTTCTCGATTTCGCCAGCGTAGTCAGTATTCGTGATGTCTTCAACAACCGAAGCGCGACGAAAGAATTTGAGAACTTTTTGGCTAAAAATTTCCGGTGCAAAATTACCGGAAGGCAGGTTTCCATAACCTGCAGCAGTACCGAAAGCCATTGTTCGATCCTTCCTATTTTGAGGTTTAAGAGTTTAAGTCTATTCGCCCTTCATTCCGTGCTTGGTCAAGTTCAGCTTCATGCTTCTCAAACTCCCACGGTTTCATTTTGGCGATTTGCGAAGCCTTCCAAATCTTTTTATCTCCTGTTGCTTCAGATGAAACATCTTTTGCTTTGGGGGATTTTATTGCGGTTGCTGCCGCTTCATTAGATTTAGCTTGCCTCTTTTTTGAGATACCTGCATCTGCTTTATACAGATCTAGGACTCGTGAAGCCCAACGAGCATCGGTATTGTTTTTGTAGATACCGTCCGAAATAGATTCGGGCTGTTCGCCAAGCCATGTTAAGAACTTCTCATCCTCTTTAATTTCGTTGAAATCTGGATGATTGTTCATTAGTTCGCGGTATGCACTTTGAACCACAGTTTCTTTTTCGCGTTCCTGAATTTCTTGGAGTTCTGATTGAAGCTGCTTAGTTCTTTCTTCAGCTTGCATAGCTGCTACAGTTTCAACAACCCCATATACATCCGGGTACTCTTCACGAAACTTTTCTAACTCTTCGACTGTCTTAGGCAACGGAACATTATTTTGTTGTGATGCCTGTAACAACTGTTGTTTTTCAGTTTCAAATTCAGATAGCTTTGAGTCGTAGTGTCGCTTTAAATCGTCATACCGTTTCTTGTAATCGTGATTTGGCGATTCTTGTTTTGATTCTACGAAGCTTTCTTCATTCTTTCCTGTAACTTCAGCTTCTTCACTAGCCTCTACTTCAGGGGTATCTTCTTCGTCATCTTTGTAGACTTCTGAACGATAGTTGCCTTTGTATAAGGTTTCGTTATTTATTGTTCCAAAAGAGTCGTTTGGTTTATTGGCACGATGTCCGCGTACTTGTTTTGCCATTTTATTTACCTCACTTGCGGGGCCACATGGCTGTGGGTAGCCGCGTCGGTTGTGTCAGGGCCGCTAGTTAGCGGGTAGCTGACGATTAGTTAAGACCACCTAGCACCTTTTTAGCGTAGTTTTCGCCTTCGCCGTATGATGCCAGTGCTTTTGCTAAAGATTTGTGGTCTTTTAATTTCTGTCGCAAAGTAATACCTGCGATAGATTCATAAAACTGTTCGTGTAATTCTGGGGGTATTTCCCCAGTGCTATACCTACCATATAACTTTTTAGTGTTTTTAGGAGTAATTATTTTTTTACCATCTCTGTACATGCTACCATATTTTTCAATATTTACTTTATCGTCTCCTTGTTGTATAAGGAGATCCATATATTGTTTAGCTTCTGGTTCTAGCATTTTGTACATAGAACTACGGTTTTTAATATCTTTTAACGTGCTTGCAGTAATTTGCATTGGGCCAAATGCAGAGGACGCTTTACCTTTTCTTTTTATACCTGTAAATATATAGGGGTTATCTTCAAAGCCTTTAATTTCTACATTTTGTATTGCAGATACAATGTCACCAAATCTACGCCCAAAAAACATATCATCGTCAGGAGATATAGAAGGAAGGTCTAAAAAGCCTTGTTGTGATGGTGGTCCTGTTAGTGTTGGAACATCAGGTCTAATCGTCTGTTGAACAAATCCTCTGTCAGTTTGTATACCGCCGTATTGTGCACCCTGTATCTTTGATCCGTACTTTGCCTGTCTGCGAGATACTTCGGGTTTACCCTCATCATTCAATTTTTCTAAATACCCCTTGCCTTTTTTCTTTTCTATGTAGGCAACATATTCTGGATGAATGGATCGTTCCCCATCCGATAAAGCAACATCTACCATCTTCGGACGTTTGTCAGACAACTTTACGTTTCTTTTTGCTTCCGCAACCAACTTGTCTAATTGTTTTTCGTTCTTGTCATTTGAAGGCTGATTCATAATCATAGTGCCCTCTGGGACAGAGGTGTATCGATTGTCGGCTATGGATTGTTCATCGGTTACAGAGTCGGGGTCTTTGTTGATAAAACCTTGCGTTACCTTTGGTGTGCCTGTCGCGTATCCTATGCGACCGCCCTTTGCAACACCTCTAGCCTCTTGACCGCCACCGTAGTCGCCGCCGCCGCTAGAGCTACCACCGCCGCTAGAGCTACCACCGCCGCCACCTTTACCTAATGAACTATCGTCAAACGAGGGACCAGAAGGAGTCGCGCCGCTGCCTTGATTAGCTTGACTATCAGCAGTATTATCAAAGGGACTTCCCATTCCCCCGCCCTTGCCCCAGCCAGTGTCAGGCGAATACACTTCAAATTGTCCGCCGGGTCTTTCAAAGAATGAAAATCCGGCATCTTCCAACTTGGTTTTGGTAGTTCCCGGCTGCATACCACTAAATGCATACCCTGACATGGGATTGGTAACAGGTGCCCAATTACCAAATGGATCATAGCTTCCTACTATGCTTCCGGGGAGAGAGTTGGGATCATTACTTCTTGAAAAACTTTGAAAAGCAGATGAACTAGCAAGTCCCGGGTTAGGACCAAAAGTGTCTATGCCAAGCAGCGTTGCAACATTGTATTTGTGTTCTGTTTGCGAATAAGTAGCATCCATGTACCCTAAATCACCGGGCTGCAATCCCATAGCCAATGATCTTGCGGGGCCATACGCTACAGGACGATTACCACTGTACAATAAAGAAGTAGTTAGTGCGTCTTCATATGCATCTTGATCAACATTTGTAAAACTTCCGGGCGTTCCACTTAGAGTATACCCCTCTGAAGCTATTCCAAACGCACCTAATACTTTACCGGCAAACGTATCACTAGTTGGCTCTACACCAACAAGTTGATTGTTTATAAGTCCTGTGCTGTAACCTGCATTAGTCTGGGCTTTACCTGCTAACCTATACATGTTTTTCATGTTAGCTTTGCCAGCGGCTTCTGCGAGAGGCCCAAAAAAATCTGGCATCATACTGCCTATAGCCTTAGATACTCCTGTTGCACGAACTGTACCAGTTAGAGGGTTGACAGCTTCAGGAATAGCCATAAAGTCTTCTACTTTACTCTTCACATAGTCTTGTGCCTGACCTAGTATCCCAGTTAATTTACTAGTTGTAGACGGTGTGCTGCCAGCATCTACAACGTCTTTACCCTCTTCTTGTGTAGGTGCAGGTGCAACATTTCCATCAGGTAACAACTCTCTTGCACCACTACCATACAGAAAATACCCTCTGGCTACATCTTCAAATGGAGAAGGAATATTCTCTGTTCCACCGCTTAACGCCACAGCACCATAATATGGGCCTAAATTATTATAGATATAGTTTTGTGCGTAAGCAGATGTCATTAGCCAGTTATATCCCGTGCTTTTATAGCTGCGTCGTAGTCGTCTTTTAAGCCTCTAAGCGTTTCCAGTGAAGTTATCTTCCCCTGCAGCCGGAACACTTCCAGTTCCGATCTGGCCCCCACCAACGCCCGAAGCGTCATTTGGATCTGCTCCTGCAGGAGCGTCTCCAAGCTGTTCCACGCTTCCTTGTTCGTTACCAACGGGCTGACTTTCTGGGCTTCCTGCTTGTTGAGCATTGTTCTGTAATCCCTTTAACATTTCAGCAAATATCTGTGCTTCGTTTACGTCGTTTACCAAACTGTCAGGATCAATGTCCTGTGCAATAGCTAGTTCCCGCATCAAGTTTGGTATCTTGATAAATGGAGCTAACATGGGGTTTGATACAGTCTGTAACAAAGTAGTCAGTCGTTGGCTTCGTACTTCTTTCTGCATCACGGCTGCAACACCGCGAGGTTTAATCTCTAGGTCACCCTCAATATCGGGTGCATCTTTGTTGAATTGCATGTTCCACTGGAAGTATGCTTCTCCAAGTGGTTTCAAAAGAGAGTCATCTATGTTCTTGATTACTGTCTTTAGTGATAGACTTGCTCCACCCAGCAGCATAGACAAACCTGATGCTGTTCGTCCTGTACCGCTAACACCTGTCTGCCCGTGCATGATTGACGGTAAGCCCGTCTCTTCGTCTGCAAGCTGTCGGCTGATTTGATACATCTGTATATTTTCAGGTGCCGTATTAGGGAACTTGAGTCCGTTGATAGCTGTGCCTGTTACCCCTGATTGACGACGGAAAATCTTTCCGGGGAATATATCCATGTTCTGACCGGGAACTAAGCTGGCTTCGTCCACATCAAATACAAGATTACCAGCAAGAGCCAAGTTATCAATTGCCATACGAACGTGACCGTTCATCAGCATCTGTGCGTCTTCCATGTTTTCAGCAATACCAACGCCCCACATTTGATAGGGATTGATTTCGTATGGAAATACTTGGTATGGTATTCTGGCAGGAGTAAATGGATTTAAAACACAACGTAAAACTTCTGGGCCACATACCCACACATTTACTTGTAATTGATCCATGCTAGATGTACCTTCGGGCACATCCATACCTACTTCATCAGCAAACTTAGCATCTAAGATGCCCCAGTATTCTAGAACTTCAAAACGATTGTCTTGATAGTATGCTTCCGTTTCATCCTCACGAATGGTGTCTTCATAGTATTTGTCTTCGTAGTTAGAACCTTTTGCAAGACAGTTCTCAATCGCTTCTTTGTAAAAGTATGGAAGATTTATCAACGCACGAAGTTGCTGCCTGTTCAAACGATGACGTTGAATTACGTATTCACAGTCTTCAATGCTCGTGGCGGCTGGGTCAGGGTGAAAGTCCCATACAGAAACGTGTTCCATGCGAGGAACAATCTTCTCATACGGTTCATATACTCTTTCACCTTCTTCGTCTTTCTTCCACTGGTGCACTCGTTTGTAAAAGTTAAATGGTCCCTTTACAACACCAGTACCCAGAAGAGAAGCTTCAAATATAGCACTGCGAAATACATTTACAGCACTAGTATCTAAAAGTTGATCGTGAATCTGCTTCTCTAAATTCAGTGCAGCCTTTTGTGCCGGAGATATTTGTGCTTCTCCTGCAAGAGATGGTCCTTCAGCAATAGGAGCACCAGCATACCTGTCTTTCAAACCACCTAAGAAATCCCCATCAGAGGGAGACGCTTGAGACGCTCCCGGCTCTAGGGATCGTCCGTCGCCTTCAAATCCGTATGGATCTACAATTTCGTCGAGAGGGGTTTGAAGATGGGCGAACTCTGCTATACCTTCGGGCACAGGTGTAGGCTCTATAACCAGAGGAAACTTCTTGTTAGCAAACAGGATATCAATTATCTGCCCGTATGCAGCAAGAACTTTTGTCTTGGTAATTTTAATAAATACTCTAGAGCGTTCACTATCACGGTACTGTGTAGTAGAGTCGTATATTCCACGAAAGTTCTTAAAAGCTTTTAGCCAACGCTGTTCGTAAGAAAAACGTCCCTTTTCAGAATCGTCAAACTTTGCACGAATGTACCCGGCAAGACCCGGCATGACTTCTGCTGGATCATTAATAGGCACCTGATCATCGTCGGGTGGCTGTAAGAAATTTTCAGACATGCTAATTCCTAGCTAAAGTAGTTTCTGTCTTCTGCCATCTTGTTAAATGAAGCCTCAACAGTAGGCTTGGTTTGTTTTTTAGGCATGTCTTCGTAGATAGGTGCAGTTTGTACGCGAGTTTTGAACTCCAGACCTTCACGATAAAGTTTGTTTACACCTGCTTGATCATCTACAGACTCCTTATCAGAGTTCATAATGTAAGAAGCACCGTAGTTGTAGTTACCAGTTGTTGCGTTTGCCATAGGTTTCTCTCCCCTATGTTTAGTTTAAAAATGAACCGCGAAGTGTTGTTTCTTCACCAGCAAGTGCGGCACTTCTTGCTTGGTTAACTCTGTCCTTTGCTCCCCCTGCAGAAAGCATACCCTGATTAGTTTGAACAGCATCAGGCACCCTTATGTTCATTGGCGGGGGTGCAAGTGATGGGACTGTGGGTGAAGCAGCAGTAGCAGCATCAGGCTGTCGTGCGCGTCTTGGCAGATTTCTACCTGATATATTGGGAGTTTCTGGAATATTAGTTACTGCAGTAACAGCATCTACAGGAGTTATAGGGGATACTTCTCCTACTAAAAAGTTTGCACCTGCACCAACACTTGCAACGGGACTGGCAATAGAGGATGGTATACCCATGTCTTCCATTTGTGTTCGCATAGAGGCTTGAACTTCTGGTATTTCTGCTGCACCGTACGCTGTTCCAACAAAAGGGATTGCTTTCTTTACTGGTCCGGGTAGTTTGCCATATAATTCAGCAGCACGTCTTAAAGTTCTTTTGTATAATTCTTTACTATCTGCAGCAGTCTGTGCAGTCTTTTCTTCTTTTTTTAGCAGACGTGCTTCTTTTAGTTTAGCTTCTGCTTCAGCAACCTCTGTAGCTTTTTCACCTCGTGCTATTATTCTATCATCTGCACTTTGTAACTTTTGCTGTGCATCATCTTGCGCTGTAGCTGCTGCTTGTAAAGTTTTTGCTGCCCGAAGCTGTTGATCAGATGCCATTTGTTCGGGAGTGGCTTCAGTTATCTGTACAGCAGAACCTACCTTCGATCCCTTAATTTCTAACTTTGGATATTCAGCGTTGAATGTCTCAGGTAAGTCTAGGTTTAAGTATATGCCAAGTCCCTTTGCATCCATTGTCCCTGTAGCGTCTGCCATCAAGGATTCAAAACCAACGAGTGCAGAACGACGTGCTTCTAGGGAGTCTAGATTTTCTACGTCTGTGTAGAAGCCTGTCATCACACGATCAATCTTGTCAGAGCCATCTGCTCCTGTATGACTGATAATTTCTGCCGCTGCTTGAGGGTCGCCTAGTTGGTTAGCAATGGCTGAAGCAGTGATACGGCGAAGATCTGTGTATCCACTTGGTTTATTTTTTAATACGGCTAACGTTTCTTTGTCTATGTTTGGATAAACATGTTTCTTTAGAGCCGCTGTAATTTTAGAAGTATTTATACCGGGAAACAATTCTCCGTCCACAGCAGCAGCGTATCTGCGATCCATTATCTGTTTCATAACTGGACCAAGAGGTCTGTCTGGCCCTTTTCCTTTTCGTCCAGATCCTGCTAGATCGGGATCAGGGGAAACTAAAGTTCCTGTTGATGGATCATAGAATGGTCGTGCAGGAAGAGTCTGTTCGGCAAGTTCTGCTGTTGTAGCTACGCCAGAAAGATCTGTTCCGCGAAGTCCTAACAAGCTGGCAACAACTGCATCCCGCATGACGGGATCAGGTATATTGCCTATGCCTTCCATAATGCCTTTTAGAACACCGGGTGGAACTGCTCCTTTTGCAAGTTTACGTGTGCCTGTTGTTGGCTTTGCTAGTCTGCCTTCTGAAACTGCTGTAACATCACTACGTATAGGATCTACAACAGTCTTGCGTATATCAGAACTAAAGTCTGTGCTTTTTGCAGCTTCACTTAGATTGGTAAAGGACGAATCAAGTGGAATGTTATTCTTTGGTAATTTATTAAGTAGAGTAGCGTATCCCTCAACTCCCTTAGAGGGAGATCCCGGCCCTACAGGAAAAGCTTTTTGTAAAGACTGTGCAAACTCTTTTGTGCTGTCTAACTTTAAAAGGCCGGGGTCAACAGGCATACCCTTTGCGTACAGTCTTGCTACAAGTCCGTCACGAACGGTATGTGTTCCAGCAGCTATACGTTCCTGTATTTCAGACACGGGGGTAATTACCCCGTCAGGAAACAAACTCTCTTTTATGAGGTTTAGTTGTTCTACACGTTTGTCGAGAGTTTTGCTCATCTAGTATCCGAATACTTCATCTTGTGCTTTGTAGACGTGGTTCTTGATTGCACCTAACTGTTGGTGTATAGAAGCGTACCCACTCATTCGTGTCATCAGCATGTATCGTAGTGCGTCGTAGGCGTGGTCTTCTGCTTTCGTGTCCACATCTTCGCTGTTGTTCTTTGATAGAGGTATTCCTGCAAGTTGTTTAATGATATGCTGGCAGGAAGAAAATATGCGAAGACGTGGTTCATTAGTGTAAGGGTCATCTGCCATGCGGCGGTGAATTTCCATCTTACCCTGAATACGATTACGGTCAGATGGTGTCCATCTAACGCCTGACCTCATCATGGTTTCTGCTATCGACGGACCCATACCCGTTTTGTTCCAGCACGAAGCATCTAAGACTGTGTAGTGAGGTAATGGATCAAGTTCTTCTACTTCTAGTATTTTAGCAGCTAAATCTTCTGCTGTCAAGTGTTTTGCATATAGCTCACGATAAACCCAGATATTATTATCCCAGTCAATAGCCCCCCACAGAACGCACGACGGACTCGCATAGCCGTAGTCAGCGGCACGTATTCGGGGCCAATTGGTGGGAAGTTCATAAGGTTCGACCACATGGCGTACTCTTGAAAACTCTGGGAAGGCTGCTCCCTCTGCCACATCCCAATCCCCCTCTAGAAGTCTCTTCCGCTCAACTTCTGGGAGCGAACGCAACATGGCCTCGTATTGTCCGTCAGCCATGAGGTGGGGATTATCAGTCAACCGTGCAGGAACGAACTTGCGGTAGAACAACGGCTGACCTGCCTTCTCGTGACCGTTGGGCCACGTAAACGGCTTCATCGTATCTATATCATACGCAGGAAAAGCTACGTTTTCCGTGCGAGAGTCGATGTACATTTTCTTGACCCACCAGCCACCGACACCGCCGGGGTTGGCTGTACAACGCATGTATAGGCTACTTTGTAATTCAGGATCTGTGGCACGTAGTCTAGAACGTAGATAGTCCCAGACGTAGGGCGTTGGGTATTGTGTTATTTCGTCGATACCTATCCAGTTGAAGGCTTGTCCCTGAAAGCGGGTTACGTCCTTGTCCCTGTCTAGGTAGGTAAACCAGATCGTGGCTCCTGATGGGAAATGCCACGTTGATTTTGATTCACGAAACTTTGCACCGGGAAATGCTTTGGGGTACAGTTGTCGTGACTTGTCTATCAGTTCGGTTAGTTCGTCGAGGGTGCGTCTTAGGAGAAGACCTCTATGATTGGAATTATGGCAATAGCGTAAGGGATCAGCAAGTAAAGCAAATGACTTGCCACCGCCAGCCGCTCCCCCATAAAGGACATCTCGCTCACCTGCCGAAAGAAACTCTTCTTGAGGTCCGGGGTTAGCTTGGAAAACAATTTCAGAATCGCCAACAAGGTCGGAAACGGATGGGGGTAGAAGGGAGAGATCTCCCTCATCGATGACATTCGTTCCGCTTCCAGTAACTCCCTTCTCGACTCTTCCAATTGTCTTTTCCAGCTTTCGGGCATAGGTTCTTTGTGCTTCTGCTTTTTTTGTAGCTTGTGTAGCTTTTTTCTTTGCTGTCCTCAAACGCTTCTGTGCCCCACGACGGGCACGTTCAGCGGTGGACAGTTGGTAGGTTCGTTTAGTCGGTTTCGACTGACTCATTAGAAATCTCTGCTGAAGGTTCAGCCTTACGCCCTCTGTGACGCAGAATGTATCTATCTCTATGCGTCTTTATATTACTAGATAATCTAGTATCTGGATCTTTATAAGCTTCCATAGCTTCTTTATAAAGTTCAGAATAATCCATGTTCAATCCTTGTTTCCCTGTGCAAGTCTACCACGATGAACTTTACCACCCTGTTGATATGCGGGAGTGCTGCTAATTGCAGCTAGAAACGCACCTATTCCGGGTACAGATTTCAAGCCTATGCTTTTTGCTATGCTTGCGACTGTCTTCGGCTTCAAATCTTTCAGTATGTTCTTTTGTTCTTGTATATAGGCAGTTCGTACTTTACGATTCTCAGCAGTGAGATCAGAAGGTTTGATTCTTTGTAGTTGTGTTAGCCGTGTTTCTGCAGCAGCCTTTCTAGCTTGATTTCTTCCTTGAGAAGTTTTTTCTTTACGGGCTTGAACACTTTCTTCTCTTCGTTTTTGCATCTCTCTGCGACGTTTATTTGCTCTTCTTTCACCAGCAGCTTCACTAGCAACTATCGCTGCTGTTCCACCAACTAAAGTTCCGGCATAACCTACTGCTGCTTTTTCATCACGACTAAGTTCCATCGATAACTACCTCTTTTTTCGGTGGCAGCAAGACTACACCGTGTATTGCCTGTACGTTGTGGTTGATTTGTTCCTGCTTTGCCACCCCTACGCGGTTGAGGAGCGATTCAGCGGCTTTGAGGCGCAGGT